CAACTATCAAGCACTTTAACTATGCATGATTTAGTTACTAAACCCACTTCTGAGGGAAAGAAGAAGATCGACGAGGAACGTGACGCTATCGCGCACAAGTACGAGAGTGAGATGATAACTGCTTCTCTCACACACTCGTACTACATGACTCCGGACGAGATTGCACAACTACAGTCTTGTTTTCCTCGCCGATATATTTATCCATCTGGAGTTTACAAGGAGTGTTCTCACCCTGTCCTCGCTGCCTTGAATGATTTTGCCAATGAAGACGCTAGTAAAACCATACGCAGCTTGAGGAACAAAGGTGCTGTTACCATGACAATCGGTGATAGCGCCGCGCGCAAACTAGATGCTGACCACAACTGCCTACTTCTTAATAGTTCACGTGAGTATTATCGCGTGGCAAACTTAGGCGACGTGGATGAAGATCTTAGGAATTTTTGCGTCAACCGCGAACCCACTTTCAAGTGTGTGCGTGGTTCTGAAAAATGTGGATTCAACGCCGCTCACGCTTTTGCTATCCATTCTACATACGATATTCATATGCGCGACGTGGCTGATATTTTCACTAGGCATGGTCTTATGACCATGACTGTTTACATGTATTTCACCACTAGGTTGTATCCCGGCGGCTATCGGGATCCCTATCCTTTTTTTAACGTCACCGATGATGGTGAATACATGTTATTTTCCATGAATGATGAGTCCATACCGTACAAGCACGCAAAGAAAACTTGGCGTGATTGGATGACTACTACCATCATCCGCACTGATCACTTTAACATCGTTTTCGAAGTTGTACGAAGTTACGGCCCGCTTCGCGTTATGCGTCTTGTCCGTGTGGCCAATGATCGCGAGGACGGTTGCCTCGCCCGGAATGTGCCCCTGAATCAGATATTCCCGAATTCTATTCTTGTGCCTGATATGTACGACGCCATAAAGAAGAATTTTCGCATTCAACAAAGCGATTTGCACCACTTCGTTGTGCCCGAGAACGTGGCGGGCGCCATTATGGCTTACGCTGAGCGCACAGCGGACGAGGGTTACCGCTACCATGAGCTTGCAACTTATGCGAGCGGTTTAAGGCGTCGCATTGTCATTGGGTCAACCCAGTTCCAGGACCCTTGGGACGTGCACATTGAAGATTATCACCGCATAATAATATCTTTATTTGTGCTAGGAGCTATTGCTCGGTCTGATCGTACTAAAACTATCTCAGCGGCCTTCAATGAGCTGAAGTCCAAAATCCCGAGCATACCTATTATATCAAAGATGTGGCGTAAAGCCACTAATCGTGTTCATGATATTGTCCGGGATTTTCAGGTTAAACATTCCGTTGAGGGTTTGGTTGCTGATTCCAAACCCGTTGACAGAATGGGCTTTTGGTTCCACGAATTCCGTATCGTCTCTCTACCTGTTTTGGCTGTCGATGAACAACATGACTTCGTGGTGCCAAAACCAGCACCTCTCGGCTTAAAGCGTGAACTACCGTTTGGTGGACCGACTGCTCCGCCAAAAAATGCCGTAACTGATGTTGGTAAGGGCCTTGACCCTTTACCACATTGGTCATGTTTTAAAAATAAGTCTGTGCAGGGTCACGTGGACATTACAGCTCCTGCCGGATTGTTTACACCTCGGCTTGTTGGGTTTCGTGTGCGCAAAATTCGTAACCCCAACGATTTTGACGATTTCTTCCGACGACCCTTTGAAACCAATCGTGTTGCCCAGCAGATCTACTACACCGACCAGCGTTGCACAGGCGAATCACAAGTTAAAATTGTTGCAGCGCCGATGTACATCTACCACAGGTATTGTTACAAGGTTAACCCTGTTTACAACGTGCACGATTACTTCCCTCATGACTGCCGCGGCAATTTGCAATCGATCGACGGTTTTAACCATGACGATGGTGTTGTCCGATATGATCGGCAAACGCTTATTACAACAGGTGAGCCAGGTAGAGGTTGCGTGTCTCCCAAAAATATCAAGGTTTCAACCAGACCTGCACCTGCGCCCAATAGTCGCGTTGCCTATCCAGAGCATTTTGTTGCCGGCCATTGTGCCATACAATCTCTGTATCACGCGGCCAACGTACGCACTACTATCGCTACGTGGATTGAGGATATACATTTAGAGCTACTTCGGTATGTCCATGTCAACGACACCAATTTGACTGTTCAGAACGTTGATGACTACATATTCCGCGGTGTGTTCATGACTTCTGATGTGAGCTCAATTGCACTTGAAGTTGCAGCACGTGCTTTTGGATACCATCTCATTGTTGAGGTTTTCCAGGCTAACAAAATCGAATATCCTTTTGGAGAACGCAAAGTTGTTATATATTACCACAACTTTCATTTCTCTGAAAGGCCTTTCGGTGGTCTGTTGGCTAAATTCGATGACGTTATCAACCACGTTATCGGTGCTAAGGAGAACCTCCACATTCTTGATGTTTCAATGGCGCCCGGTTACGTTACTCGCTTTCTGAGAGGCGCTGGCCACCGCGTCTATTCCGCAAGGTTCAGACCCGGTCTTCAGGCTGTCTACGCCAAACCTGATTTCGAGTACGATAATATTGCGCAATTGAATGCACATCTTAAAAGCAATAGAATTGGTCCCTTTGATCTCGTTTTTAATGACATTGGCAGACCTGTGAATAGTGAGCAGGCCATCAATGACGCCAATTCATTGTTAATGTCCCACATCCGGTTAGGGGGTTCATTGCTTACTAAAGCTTTTGGCAACCCCCATCAGCTGTGGGCTACTAGATGTTTTGAAGACATTCAACTAGTCCATTCTAATGCCGACTGTAATAGCCAAGAGAGACATTTTCATTGCTCTGGCTTCAACCCCGCCCTGAATATCGACCGGTTTTTCGATTATTATGACCGGCCTGGGTGGAATTTTCGCGTCACTAAACACAACATAGCTTATTGTAACAACGAGAAGTTTGTCCGTGAGTTTTTTACTGGAGATTTTAAGAAATATGCCCCTAGTACGTTCGCTATGCGCGGTTATTTCACCGTGTCAGCTATCACCGGTTATGCCAGCGCTAGTAAGACCACTGAGGCCGTCAACCGGTATAAGAATGCGGTGTTTGTCGCGCCATCAAAGCAGTTATCGTTGAAGCATCAACGGATGGGTGTTTCGTCCTTTACACCCCATAAGTTTTTTACTGAGAGACATGACAATTCTAACACCATTATCGTTGATGAGGCTTTCCAATTTCCTGTCGATTATTTTTCTTTAATCGCCACGCACTACCCGAAGCACGAGATTGTTGTTTTGGGTGACGCGCATCAAACCCCCTACGTCAATTTTAATGGCAACTTACCGCATAAAACACTTATTGATTATGGTGTCATCAACAATTTGTGCGATGTGTACAAAATTCCGCACGACATCGCTGACATGCTTAATAGTAAGCATGGTTTCCACATACGTTCTAAGTCCAATATCAAGAAATCCATCGTGTACGTGGAGGATGACATCAGTAAATTCGGTAAGTTACCCGTTATTTGTTTTAACGGTGAGTCAGCTAGCCGTCTACGTGAGAAAGGGCTCAACGCTTACACGATTACCACGTTTACTGGGTCTCGCGAGCCCGTTGTCGTGTTTTACGTTGACTCTGCCTCAGTGGCTAGCCAGCTCGTCAACCGTCCTAAATATATTTACACGGCTGTGTCCCGCGCGTCTGATGTGTTAGTCATCACTGGTGACGCTGACTACATTGTCAAGTATTACAACATTCACGCCACTAAAATTCAGACTTATGAGGAATTTGCTGCAGTTTATTTACATCATGATATCGTCCTCCCGGTTGACGATGTTTTACCCATTACTGTTCCTCGTTATATCGCGTCGGACCACACTTCGCAACAACATGCTAGTGACATCCTTGGGTCCGTCATTATTCCTACGAATGACCCCGATGGCTTGAATGTTTCGGTTGGCACTAGCGATGTTGCACCAATAATTAGCGGTGTTCTTACTACGCCCACGGACTCTTTGCTCAACGTTGAACCTGCTAGCAAAGTTTACAAGCTTCAGCCCACACGTTTCGCTAAACATCAGTTGTCAAATAATTCCTTGGAAGCTATTCAGACACTTGCTAAGCGTTATGCGCGTGGTTATAATACAACCGATAAGCGTGAAATGCAGTTTGCCTTTACTGAGTTACTTAACGGTCTCTCAACTGCGATTTACGGTAATCCGCATTCTATAAGGAGGCTTAGGAAAGATCTCCAGTTACCTGAAGGTTATTTGATGCAACGGCAAGGCGCATATATGGAAGCATTGCAGATCAAGTTGAATAGCAATCCATCTGTGATAGCTGAACTAGACCGCCCTATAGAGATGGGTCGAGAAAAACTTGGGTTTTTCAACAAACGGCAAACTAAATTCGACGCCAGTGAGGGTTTCGATGAGAGTGACAAAGTTGGGCAAGGTGTGGCTGCGACGTCGAAACGAATCAACGTTTTTTTTGCGTTTACGCCCGTGCCCTTTTGGATCGCATCCGCGAAATACTTCGAGCTAACAAACGGGATATTATTCTGGCCACCCACGATTCCGAGGCCGGTCTAAATGATACCTTCGTTTCGATGGTCGACCGCTACAACGTTGAGAATTATACTTGCAATGACTTTTCTGAATGGGATTCGTCTTTCCGATCTGCGTTCAGTGAAGTCACTTGCTTGTTACTTAAGTATTTAGGCTGCCCTTTTTACCTTATCAACGACTTCCGTAGGTTCCGTGAGTCATGGATCATGGAATATAGGAATGCATTCGGTACTACTCGTTTACGTGGACACGAGAAGCAGTTTTCTGGTAACCCATTCACTATCGCTGAGAACACATTATGCAATATGGCCCTTTGTTTCACTTTATTTGAATACAAGGGGTTTCAATTTGCGTTGTTCAAGGGGGACGATTCGGCTGTCGCCTGTGGTGAGTGCGTCCCAACTGTGAAGAGCAAACGTATACTAGATTACACAGGCCACCGTTTAAAACTTCATAATAGCCCCATTGGGGAGTTTGCGGGATGGTTTTTGACCAAACATGGTTTCTTTCCAGACGTGTATCGCTACGCCGCTAAATTCCTTGATAAATGTTACCGCGACCAAGAACATTTTGAGGAAGTTGTTATGTCTTTGCAGGAGAGATGTGCTGCTGTCAAAAATCAAGATCAACTCAACCTCGGGGCAACGATGTGTGCTGCCTTTTATGCTAGCATCCCTCACACACGATTGCCCAAAGGCAGCATTATCAAAACAACACGCGATGATGCGATCGCGCTCTATTATTTTTTGAGGGACAGTCGCAATGTCAAATTTAGTGATTTACAACCCACTAACTTGACTTCCCTTCGTTTATAATGCATTCTTCTACCTATCATGCACTTGTACATATTTAATGTTAATATTTAATTTTAGTTTTTCAAATTTATTTTTAATTTAATGTCTGCTACTAACGTCATTGGTACCCTCGAGGGCGCCACTATAACTACACCTACTACTGCGGGTGCTGCTTATGTTAACAAAGTGACTCATCCGCCTAGTCCGATGACCGGGGAGTATCGTGGGCGGCCCGATTGTTCGCAACCGAACGTGGTACTCATGGAGTTGAAATCGGAGGTTAACATCCCACCTATTTTGACCTTTCCTACTAGTGCCACCGCTGTCAAAACTGTTAACCCATCATCTGTTCTTTTGTTGCAATCTAGCGGTGCCTTGGTAAGTAACTACATCTTCCATTACCTTTCCGATTCGGCCACCACAGCATCTGGTTGGGTTCAACCTGTCGGGCAACCTGCTGTTTCTGGTTCACAGCCTGCCGTTTCACAGGTTTGCTCCGGTTGCACCAATTTTTCTGGTTATAATTTCGGTAACTGGGCATCTGATGTGGGTTCTTTTCGCCAAACTTATAAGTCAAGCACATATTATTTGAATGCTACTGAGTTTAACGATCAAGGTACCGTCACTACTGCAAAGTTCAAACCGGATATCATTCAAGGCACTAACTTGACTACTTACTTGCTTTCTCTAACTGGTGATTCCCAACGAAACCTCGCTGACGCCATTCGCGTCTCTATCGCTAATAACAACGTATCTCGTCGCGAAGGCGAGAAGATACGGTTCACGGACGGCTATGAAATAATTGACCCTACCGCACCATCTGGAGCTATACCTTATCAATTTGTCGATTTTACCAACCCTGCCGGTTCTGGCGGCACTTTACCATTTTCCACAACTTTATCTTGGAACACCGTTTTGCCACTTAACGCCAGTCAGCTGCTGACCTCTTCACCTAAAGCGGCTACTCGCCCAGCTAAGGACGGTGCTTTCGTTGTTTTGCAGCAGGAGGATGAGGTTATGCCGTGGATATCTGTTTATAACTCTTCCGGCGCCTCCGTCGTCGTGCCGACCGGTCTACTGCTCTCTTTTATGAGGTTCTCTGTGGGCTCTACTCTTGGTTATGTTCCTCTTTTTTCAACCAATCCAACGTCCACCACATCCTTCACACCTTTCACCGGTGAAGTCCAGTGGGGCTCTTTAGATTGGTCTATTACTATTTTTGAAGGTTTGACCGTCCCTACGACCGTCGGGACGGTTTTATCCTCCGTACCTTACATCACATCTAAGGCTTTTGTTGGTTTGGAAATACAACCCAAGATCGGTTCTTCTCTTGTCACTTTTCAGCGTTCTTTACCTTTACCAGATCCAGATGCTATTAAGATGGCTGTTGGGATCATGCATGCCCGCCCTGACTCGTTGCCAGCATCTGCCAATGACCTTGCTTCCATTGCGTCTACTGCCCTCAAATTTATACCATCTGCAGTCACTTGGCTGAAAGATTTGTTTGGGGCACCGCGGCAGAAGGCTAAGGCAATGAAACAGGCGCGCGATTTCGTCAAACCTAAAACTGACAACCGACCTCGCCAGCAAAACAGCAACCGCTTGGAGAAACAGATAGCCAATCTTACCAATCAAGTGTCACGTCTAGCAACACAACAACGGCCCACCATAACTCCTTTACCAACTTTCCAATCGCAGCCCGGTGGCAAACCGCAAAGAAAGCGCTCTCGCCGAAGACGTAATAATAACAATCGCAGACAACCTGCGTTATCAAGTATGAAGGCCATCACTTATTGAATAACGCCAGCTGCTATGCACCTGACCGCAGCTTATATATATTTATGAGGTTTTTCAGGTTTCCTCACGCATGTTTATAATTTTAATGCTTTAATTTCTTTAGTTCTGTATTAGTTTTAATCAAC